AGGCAATACCAACGCCTCCCGCATCAGTGTGAATGTCCACAAACTCCATTTTATCTAATCCGACAACAACCATTTTATTTCCTCAAATTCTTGAAAGCAGCAACCAAAGTATAATAGCCAAGGCATCGGCTGCCAAGTCAAGCCAAGTATCTAACCGCTTGAACCATAACCACCACATACTATGCAATGGGTGCATCCACGTCCGCGCCTGGTCAAGCTCAATCAGTATCGCAGCGATAGAGAAAAACAACCAGCCTGGTAAATACTGAAAGGCAAAACCCGCGCAAAAGAATAAAATAAAATGTTCAAGCTGCGACTTGTTCATTTTCTTCCTCGGTTTTTTCGCTTTCGTCCATCATCCCATAAATAAGCGCAACCATATATTTATTTTCCTTGTCGTAAACATCGGCCGAAAGTTTTGAAAATTCATCTTTAGTCATTATTTCACCCCTTTATATTCAAATGAAAAGTGGTATATATCATCATATTTTGCGTTTTTAAAGTCTCCGCCCCAGCGCGCCGCACAATTTAATGATTTCCAAAATAAACCAGCTTTTTCGTAAACATTTCGCTCACAATCAATTATATCCTCGGACACTTCTATTCTACAGAATATAAAATCAACTGCCAAACGATTAGTATGTGCGCTTATTCTTGCTCCAACGCCTTTTTTATAAAGTCGTTCCGCCTCTTCTGGTGAACGGTATGTTTCACCATACCTGGCATATATCTCATTCATTTTGCACCATGCCAACAAATCACCAACGGCATCGCTGAAATCAATTTGTAGTCTCTTTAATTCACTCACTTTATTTCCTTCCCGCAGAACGTGCATTTGTCCGGTTTCCCGCCTCTATTCAAAGGCATAAATAAAGTATTGCCGCACTCGGTATGATAAGTATTCCCGTTTTTATTGCAGACCATTAATTTCCAAGTGCATTTCTTTTTCATTTTCTACCTCGTTGAATCCGGCAATAACTCACCTTGAACCGCTTTCTTATGAAGTTCTGTATTCTGCGTTGAAAACAGCACCCCGCACGAAAGCGCCAACAATATAAAGAAAACACCAATAAAAAACAAATAATGAATTTTCTTACGAAGCAAAATAGCAACAGAAATTAATGCCAGAAAGCCGATATCAATCAACGAAACAGCGCAAGCCGTATATAGACCGCTTTCTCGTCCGCTTCCAGTATCATGCCCGCCCCATCCGCAGGACATCAAAACAAGCGAAATAAACAGTAAAGTCATTAATGTTTTCATTTTGTTTTATCCTCAAATTTATTGCATCCGAAATCTTCACCAAAAACTAATTGATGCCCCCTAAAATCAGAATCATAAGCAATATGATAAATACTGTCTCTTATTTCTTTGGTAGGATAAAATAAAACCATATCACATTCCGCGTAAACAATATCACCGGCATGAATCCAGTGCTTACAGTTTTTGCATAAATTCATTGTTTGTGTTTCTCCGCCTTTACAACATTATTTTTTCCATATCTCCAAACCAGACACGCGGCATCCCTGCTGTCTTGGTTTGTCTTTTTAGCCCATCCGGTTGTTTGATTAAATATTTCAGACGTGACAAACTTTGTGCCAAGCGGCTTGACAAATTCAACTAGAATAGTCATTCTTGCACAGTATTCAGCAATCAACTTCCCGACCATCTGGTTCATTCCGACCTTTAATGATATTTTGTCGGAAATACGGCCAAGCCCGAAATGCCAGTTGCTTCTCTTATTCAGCCAGCCCGCCTCTATCCTTACAAGTTTTATAAGATACACAGAACTTTTTAAATAATCAATTATATCAAAAAAGCTCAAGGACTTTATTTCCTGAAATCTTTGATCTTCATAATTCCAGACTGCGAACCCGCTTTTGCCGGCGTCTGGATCAATGCCTATTATAATACTCAATCTTCACTCCATAATGGGCAATCTTTTCCTGGCTTGATATCCTTTGAATCTTCATATCTAGTAAGTGCCTCATGCGAGTAACTACATTCATGTATAGAATTAAAATAATGAACTAAATCACAACTAAAATATTTATGTGAGCTTGATGATACACAGCATTTTTGACCGTCATCGTTTTTGTACCGATCAAGTACTATCGCTTTTTGTGTAACTTCCATATTCCCTCACTTATTTCCAAAATGGAAATAACTAAAATAACTCCGGCATCGTTTTCTTGATCTTCAAAATAGTAAACTGATAAAGTGCGCCGAAATCTATTTTCGGATGCTTAAAATCTTTGATGATCTGCCAGATTTCTTCAGTGACAAAGTCGTGATAAACAGTATTAAGAAGCTGCGGAATCTTTCGGCTTGACCATTCTGGTATCTTGGCAAATGTCTTTTTTATCATTTCCTCGGTCAGATACTTTTCGACAATATCTTCCTCCAGCATTCGCATCTTTACAATCGGCGCACCCATTTCTTTATTGTGCTTTTCCTTGAACTCATTCCGCACCATTTTTGCCCAAGTTTGACGTCCAAATTTATTTCTGAAATCATAATTCTTTATGACTATTCCCTCACCCGAACCATTGCCATCCTCAATCAAGTAGTGATTTGATTCCAGAAATTCAAGCAACTTTTCAATTGACGGATTTTCAATTATCGCAAGCGGTCTAATGTATTCAAGATCATATTTGTCAAGCAGTTTTGAATAATCATCGTAATGAAGATAAATTCCGTCGTAATCCATAACATCAAAAATATAATACTTTCTCCACGCATCTTTTCTATATGTTTTTAGGCTATGAGGAACCAGCCATTCGCAAAATAAAGTCAAGTGTTCATTAATTGAATCACAAAAAAAATTTGAAATATTGCTATCTTCATAAAATACCGCATTAAAAAATCCTAGATTGTCTTTATTTAAAAACAATTGCCTATTTCTATTCCCTGCACATAAACCATCTTCCCACCACAGGCTGCTATTTGAACCATCTATCTTTGGGAAAATATAACACCTTCCGACAGTTATCCCGTCAACCTTGTCAGTGCCGATTCTTTCGATATGCTGATATTTCACAAAAGCCATTTTAAGCCTCTTAAAATAAACTCATTTGCCTTAATGCTTCTTTATCATCTTCTTTGATTGATTTGTCAAGTAATTCTATCACCTCGACCATCTCGGTCAATGAACCTTTGCGGATAAATACCAAGTCGCTAAATGCAGCAAGAACCGAATGAACTCTTTCTCCTATCTTTGTCAAGTTGTACTGTCTCTCGCTTTCATCTTCCTGCGCGTGTAGTATGCCGGAAATATAATATTCTTTTCCGTTACTGTCAAGTAAATTCTTTATTGACGGAAGCCCAGCAAGAAGGTTAAGCTCATACTTTCGCCTGTCTGATAAATTGACTCTTACAACATCATAAATTTCGAGCGGCATTTTCCGAACCCCTTTCCTTTTTTACCGAATGACTTACGCGGTTCCGGCTTTACACTCAAAGACTCCATACTGTTTTTAATGCTGTACTTTCCAACGTGTACAAACGGATCAACTATCCTGCGAAAATTATCTTTATCAAGCACGGCGAAATAACGAAGATACTCCACTGCTTCGCCTATAAATTTAGCTGTTTCCACCCGCGTAATCCTTTTGTTTTTTCTTTTATCTTTGTCTCAATTTCGCATAAATCAAGGTAATTAAAATGCGCTATTGTTTCTTTCAAGTCCTCAAGAATCTTTACTCTATCGCTGCCTATTTTAGCGCACAAGTTTGATCTATACGCCTCTTTCATTTCCTTGCTTTCTCGTAAAAATCTATTGCATGTTCGGCATTGTGCATGTGCATTGTATTCATCCCACCTTAATATCATAACGTCTCGATCTATAAAGTGCCCGCAGTCGCAAGTCGGAAATGAAATCATTTCGCCGCATGAAATGCACTGCATTGATCCGCCAAGACCATACGTTGCATCTCGAAGGCGAATGTATTCACTGAACAGCTTGTCAAGTTCTTTTATTTTTTTGCTTTTTAATGTCATTTCAAATTTCCGGCAATATTTGTCACAATTGCCAATAAATAGATTTACTGGTTAATGTTGCATGTCGGTTTTATGCGCTTTCAACGGTTTCGTTTTTATCTCCGCTCTGCGGTTCCATCCCTCAACGCCTCCGTGTGTCCGGCTGTGATCGCTTGAATATACCGACGGCATCCATGCACCACAACCGCGACAGTGAACGCCTTCGTCTCTCAAGTGAACATCAAGATCATCACTACCGCAAAAAGGACAAGGTTTTAGTTTAATGTTTTTCATCATCTATCCTTGTATTCCATTTTTCAATTGCCGCCTGCTTATCATAATAACTATAAGTCTTTAGCAAGCATCCGTAACATTGAATGTAATATTCAGTGTAACATCCGCTCAGTTTTTCAACTAATTTAGTAGTTAATTCAGCCTTACCACCACAGAGCGGGCATTTTTTCAGTTCATTCTCCATTTTCAGCTTGACCTTGTTTCGATGTTATATGACCTCTTTTCACCGTTTGGTGAAAGTGCGCAAATATTAACACATTGTGTATATAAGTGCAAGTCATTACACATTACAATAAATGAAGAGCATAACCAATTATTAACATCACAAGAATAAAAATAATCAATATCCAAATCGGACTTAATACCCAAATCCATGACCAAGATATGGTCCCCGTTAGTTTAAGCACTATAAATACTATGGTTAATAAACCAGTGAAGCCAACCCCTCCGCTGTTAGATGTAGATGAACTCATTATTTCCTCCGTTTATAAAATAATCATTGTGTATATAAATGCAAGTCATTACACATTATCCTCTGCCTCATGGTATGTCAAATATGCTTTATCTGAATACTTCATAATTCCGGGTTCGGTCTTTTCTTTGCCGCAAATTTCACAAGTATAAATATAATTATAGCTTTTTTGAAATAGGCCGGCAAGGTTAAGCGATATTTCAGCATATTGCGCTTGACTAAATATCCATTTATGCTTATGAAATATCATTCTGTTTTTATACTCCTTGCCCGCAAGCCGTACCAGTAGAACCAATACTGGCAATCCCAGATTGATTTTTTAAAGCAAAATATTCACGCCCAATTTTTTCAACTAAATACTCTTTGCCGTTTGCATCTTCAACTGAAAACATCTGTTTTTCAAATTGATAGCCCATGTTTTCAGTTATTTTGCCAACCACCTTTTCACCGTTTAAATAAAATTTCATTTTTGCTCCTCTATGCAATATGTTTATATATTATATTGTTTTCCAGCCGTAAGATAGCATAAAATAAGTAACGGCCAACCTATAATATTGATCGGTAAAACCTCGGTGCTGTTTCTTCATTAACTTGACCATCCATTCTATAAAGTCCTTCTCTTCCGCCTCGCTCCAAGTACGTTTCCAATACCAGTTTTTGCCTTTTCTCTTTGCCCACTTAATACATTGATCGTAATCAAACTCAAGCCCAACACGTCGAAACAATTCAATGATTGCCTCTTTATATGTGGAGTCCCAGTCTCTCAAAATAATCTCGGTTGATAGTCTTTAATCCGCTTCTCTATAATATCGCAATATTTAGGTTCTTTTTCAATTAAAATATAGTTTCTGTTTGTGTTTAAGCATGCAATAGCTGTTGTTCCACTACCCGCGCAATTATCTAAAACTGTTTCACCTTCATTAGTGTAAGTTCTTATAAGATATTCAAAAAGTGCAACGGGCTTTTGAGTCGGGTGCAAACCAAACTTATCAAGCGTTAAATTATTTATAACAGGAATTTGATTTATTATGCTTCTTGGATATCCGTATTCGCAATCATTCATTTTTGTATTATGATTTTTAATTTCCCCATATATTTCAGATTTTTTTATAGTTCTTATGCCCGTAAAACTTTTAATAACATTTTTTTTATATTGTTGCGGAATATAGGTTGATTGTTTATCATAAAATATACATATTATTTCATGCTGTTTCAATGGTTGTTTGTTCACATTCGGAAATCCGATAGCCCTTTTTTTATCCCATATCCATTCATATTTAAACCATTCAAAATTTGACATTATCAATAAAGTTGTAAACGGCTGACTTCCAAATAAAACGATTGCACCATTGTCTTTGATGATTCTTTTATACTGTGCCCAAAGCGGTTCAAACGGTATAACGGAATCCCAACTACAAGCAGTAGTCCCATACGGCAAGTCACATAATATCATATCTATTGACTTGTCGGCTATCGTCGGCATGATGTCAAGGCAATCACCTTGATATAATTTATTAATCTCGAGCATTATCTTAATTTTCCGTTCGGCAATATCCGCTTGTTTTCAACTTCAAAGTCGCCGTTCTTGTCAACGTTAATCAGACCAACCCCCCAACACCAGTCGTTCCCATACGGGTTATAGTCCGGATTCAAGTCGCACAGTGCGCCGAACGACCAAGTTGTGATCAAGAGTCCGTTGATGTCTCTAGTTGTCCATTCGCTCGTTTGATGACAGTGTGAACAAGCTGAATAGGTCTTTGTCTTTCGATACAGTCCCCGCGCCGGCGATACGCTTCGATCTAAAAACCTAACCTCATGGCCGTGAATGATTGGCAACTCTCCAGCCTTAACAATCTGGTAGTAATCTAAAAACTCAATCTTCCGCTCTTCAAATCCGATAACGGTTTCCATCGCTGCCAGCGGCGTCTCGCACAATTCCGGCATCTTGTTGACAAATATCCTCGGTAGTCTGTATTCGTGATTCCCCGGCTTGAAAACTATCTCCTGCGTCGGAAATTCTTGTCGGAGAAAATCAAGAAAATCTATACACGCCTCAAGCTCTTTGTTAAAATCTTTTTTCGCAGTCGGCCAAAAGCCAACAGCGGCATCATCGAATAAATCTCCATTGATGAATACTCCAGTTACCTTTTGCGCTTGCCCGTATGAAACAGCAGTTTCAATCGGTAACTCTCTGTGATACGGTATGTGTACATCGCTCAAAACCAGCCATGAACCGGCATTTAATTTGTACGGTTCTCTTGTTTTCGCCCAAGTCTGCGGAATTTTAACTTTATCTTTGTCAGTCAAATATAAAGACTTGTCTACAACCTCATCACGCATTTTGTCGCCTTTGCGACCGCGAACGGTTCTAACGGCCGTCCGCGCAGTGTCAAGGTTATTATCGAACAAGTCCCCGTATTCGTTTATCAGATATCTTGCAATGGTCAAGTTCGGCAAATGAATAAACCGCCGAACCGTCTCCCGCACTATTTTTGATCTGTTATTCATTTATTATTCCCTCAATACCCATTCAAGCGCCCCGATCAATGTAGATGTTTGACGCATTTCATCAAGCTCGGATATCATTTCATCAACATCGCCAACCTGGTCGCTTATTTTATAACTCTTTTCCTGAGCATTATATAAATTTCTGAGACGATCAATTTCTTCTTGTATTTTCTCCTTACTTTTCATCTTGTACCTTTTTAGTACATCTTTTTCTTTTTGTACTGTTTCGGTTCATTATCTTGGAAGTTTAATTTTATAACCAAGCCGAAACGCAACCTTGCACAGCATTGGAGTCAAGATAAGCAATAACCAGTTAGGCCACAACATCAAATATAGAAGGGTCCATATCGGATAAACGGACCCCCACTTTACCATATGCCAGCTCCACCAACTGCTTTTCCTTCCTACGTTGTGAATGCCGTCCCTGATCCCGTCCGTAAAGTTTGAAAAAACTAGCAGGAAGGACACTAAATAAATGAACCACGTCCGGTATATCATTTCTTTTCTCTCTCTTAAAACAACGCATCAATTTAACAAAATAAAACGTGAAATAAAACAAAGAAATTAATACAGTTACAATATAAATTTTAAGCAGTATCATAAATATTTCTCAATCCTTCTAAAGTAAGGCATCGGCGGTTCTTTGCAGTCTAAACATCTGTACCTGAAAAACAGCCGCTCACCCTTAGTTTTTATTTCCTCGACCTTGAACATCCTTGTGTAATGCTTTTTTTGCCCGCAAAGATCACATTTACGAACGTGAGACTTTGGTATGGATGTGTCAAGTACCGGCTCTATTTTTGGAGCAAGATACTCCACAATGCCGTCTATAACGGACTTGTATTTTTCGATGTTTTTGCTCAAAGTCAATATCATCCTCAAGTCCACAATGAACGGCCTTATAATTTCATCATTGTTTTCTATTTTTAAAAGCCGCCCGACTATTATAAACAGATCGTCCATTATAAAGCTCTTTGTTCTGAAAGCATTGCTAACCTTTCAAATGCACACTAACATACATACAGTTAATGTGCATTGTTTCTGTTATTTTATGCGCTTCTTTAAACGCTTGACTTCATTTTTGAGACTTTTAATTTCATAAAACAAATCAGTTAAGTCGCCGCCAACTTTTTCTTTGATATCATCTACCAATACCAAAAGAGTAGAAACAATATCCTTCGGCTGCATTTCCTTTGTTTCTGTTATTTCCTCAATTTCTTCACCGTCTATTTCGTATAAAGCGAGAAAGTCAATGTCTTTTATAGTGCTTTCTATCTTTTCCATTTTTCGCCTCTTTACTTTCTGTCTCTGAAAATATTTACGAAAAGCAGAATGACAGCCAAGCCGCCCAATGCAATGCCCGCATATTTCAGCCAGTCCGTTTTAGGCTTTTCCGGTTCCGGACAAGGCAAATTTTTCAGCTTGATATCTATCCTCCTCAAGAAATCCTCTTTCGAATCCAAGTATTGAAGCCGCAAAAGATCATTCCGCTCTATTTTGATAGAATCTTGTGTAATTACTCCAACAAGTTTTCCGTCTGTGAACTGTACCCTAGGATGTTCGGGAAGTGTGATAGTATCATGCACGGTCACTGTAACTGTTATCGTGTCCAGTTTGACAATTTCAATAGTATCGTGCACCGTTATAACCATCGGCGGAAGTTCGATAACAAGCGTATCACAGTAAGTCACGTTAGGATCACCAGGAATCGGAACACTTGCCTTTTTTATACATACCGTCTCACTCGGTTCTGATATGTTGCCCGCTAAATCATAAGCCCGCAGCCAGGCACAAACAGAATCGCCCGCAGTGAAGCGATACTCGGTAACCTTGCCAAGCGTCTCGGTCTTGCCAATTTCGCCTTCGTCAATCCAGTAAAATTGATAGCCCGCCAAATCCGCCTCTGTGTTCGGGTTCCATGTCGCAACCCATTCACCACCGAAAACTGTTGATGCCAAAACCAATGTTGCCAAAAATAAAGTTCTCATAAATCACCTTCTTTTTTTAAATTAAAAAGTTTATCAATATCAAATTTATATCCGCAATTATAGCACTCTCCATATATTGTAACCTTGAAATTAAAATCTTCAACAAAGGATAATTCGTGATAATATACTCTTAATGGATATTCTTCACTGTCTTCATTAATATTATTATTTTTACATTTCGGGCAAATTTCGTAAGCATCAGCACTCATTTTATTTCCTCTGATTCTTTTTTACTGTCAATAGTTTTCATTGACCGTTAATTAGATTCACTTAAATTTCAAAATCTCCGCACCACCAATCAACAAGTACAACGGGAAATATTGAATCTTTCGGCATCGCCTCAACAAATTGATCACTGAAATAAATTCTATTTACATAGACGGGAGAATGACGCCTGCATTCGCCCAACGAAAAGTTTTCTTCTATAGCACAATATTTGCAGTTTTTGCAACAATTCGATCTGTCCATTTTAATTTCTCCGTCGTTAGTCACAGTACGGACTTTCATTTCAACGCCGCTGATAAAATAATAACCATTACAACACATCCAAGAAAAAAGCCTATCAAGCCCCACATCAACGCGCCAACGCCTTCGTCTGCTTTTGACCCGTCAAGATCAATAGGCGGACCATCATCGTCTTTACATGTTTTAACCATTAAAATTCCCATTACTTTATATCCTCCTCATTTAATGACTTTAACCAATCTACCAACATCTGCAAACTTTTTGCGCTCCAAGTACTTTGATCATCAGTACTAAAAAGCCATTCTCCGCCACAACTTTTATAAAAACAACCTATCCATAATGATATTTTTTCAACTTCGTTTTTCGGTTCATGCCAATAAATATCGTAATGCGTATCTGATATTTTATCGAAAAACATTTTATTCACTTCATCACCTCATTTGTTATAGATATTATAATTACAATATTTGAAAAAAGCAAGTGTTTTCTATTGAGCGTAGGTACAATTTGTACCCCGTTAGAATTGATCCTGCCATTCTTTGATAGGTTCCGGTTCGTGAATATCAAGTTCCTGAAATTCAGTAGTCTGCGGAATGAATTTAAGCGGAATTTTTTCGTCCCGCTTACCAGCTCTGTGTTTAGCCTGGTGCGCTATCACTATATTTTCTACAGAGTCAATTCTAACGCCGTTCAGTTTAATGCCTTTTTCTTTCGCGTCCTCGAAGCGTTCCGGCCGGATGAGAAAGTAAACGATATCCGCGTCCTGCTCTATATTCCCGCTGCCCCTTAAATCTGAAAGTTTATTATATTGAAATTTTGTTTCTTTTTCTATTTCGCGGTTAAGTTGTGAAATAAGAATAATCGGAATATTCAGTTCTTTTGCCAGTGCCTTAAAACCTTGTGTCACTATTCCAAATTCAATATTCTGCGAAAAATATTTGCTTTTTGAATCAACAAGCTGCAAATAGTCAACAACCAAAAACTGAATATCATGCCGCATTTTTAGCCGCTTCGCCTTGGCTTTGATCTCGGTCATTGTCTGCATTCCGCCGTGATCTATGTAGACCGGATATTCCGACACTTTCCCAAATGCTTTTGAAACGTTTTGATATTGCGCTTGTTCAAGATCGCCGTTACGAAGTTTCATCCCGTCAACGCCCGCCTCCATTGAAAGCATCCGCGTGACTAGTTCTATGTCTCTCATTTCCAAACTTACAAACCCGCAAGGTATATTGTTCTTGCCGTTGCGTCTGCAAATTTCAACAGCCAGCGCCGTCTTTCCGTCGGATGGTCTTGCTGCAATGATGATAAGCTCCCCGCCTCGAAACCGTCCGGTCGCTCTGTCAATACTCGGAAAATATGTTGATACTCCAACAGACGCGGTTTTGTTGAATGCCTTGTCAATATCCGCCATGACAGCCGGCATGATCTCAATTAAACGCTTATAGTCGCCACGAACGTTTAAAAGCGTATGAAGCAAGTCGGTTTCTATCTTGTCTATAATTTCAGATGAATCTTGTGCAGTCAATGCCGCTTGCTGTGCGTAACTCGCAACCTCTATAATTTTTCGCAGCGCCTTTTTTTCTTTAACCGCATATATCGCACTGTCAATTATCGCCGGCGCCACCACGGATGATGCCAGATCAACGATATAAAGATTCCCGCCGGCTTTCTCAAGTCGCCCCATTGTTTCAAGCTGTGAACATACGGACATTAAATCAATAGTCTTTCCCGACGCGTTTACGTATTGTATCGCTTCAAATATCAGCTTGTTGCGAGGTGAATAAAAGCATTCAATGTCCAGCTTCTCAATCACTAAACAAGCCGCCTCTTTGTCTATCAGCGCACAGCCTAACGCGGTTTTTTCAGCGTCTGAATTTTCCGGCATTTTCTTCATGCTAATAATTCTATCGGTCCATCTTTTTCATCCTTGCCAAACCGCTTAAATTCAAGATAATCACGCCATGAATCAGTAATGAATTTATCGGCAGCCATTATAAAACCTCGTTGAACGCTATCTGATTTACAATAGTTTTCAAGTGCAGTGAATACCTCGGTAGCATGACCGTTAACGCTTTTACTCCACACCTTTTGCGCCCGCGTCATGCCAGGTTGTACGTTCTGCTTATCTCTCGGATATTTATCTTTAAACTGTAGGTAAGAATGATCTAAATTTGTTGGTTGGGAAAGCAAGTCACCCTCTTTGTTTTCGCTTTCGCTTTCTCTTTTACTTTCTCTTTCTTCTTTCTCTTTAATAGGATAGTGTTCGTCTAACGTTCCGATATCATTCTGCGAATGTTCGTCGAATGTGCAAAGATCATTCTCTGTCGGATTAGGAATTTGTGATTCCTGCGGTTTGTCAATTTTTTGATGTTTGAGAAAGTTTTTTATTAAAATGTATGATTGATCGTTTACTCTGTAGGTTACTATGATTCCGGCGGATGATAATTCGTCAAGTGCTGTTTTTATAATTTCAGATGATTCATCCGAATATGGAAATACGCTACTTCGTAAATAGCTCGGATGTCCTCTTATCTTTCCCTCATCGTCCGCAAAGTTCCACATTCCAATAAATAACAATTTAGCCTTGTCGCTTAATAGTCCGGTCTTTTCATCGCTCCAGAATTGCGGCTTGATCATTCGATTTCGTGCCATGTTATTATCTCTCCACCCTATTATAGATCAAGCGCAGCTTGACAGTTATTTATATTTTCAAATTCTAAAAAATTAGTTAATGCAAATTCACCAAAATATTGACGCGCCGCTTTATCATATGCTTGCGCGGCATGTTTTTCGTTTGTAAATGCACCCAAATAATATCTTTTGTTATCAAATCCAATATGAGAACACCATTTATTTTTCGACTTGTTCCAATAAACCCCTTTATAAATACTCGTCTTGTTTATTGTTTGTATTTTATTGTTTCTTAAATTTTCGGCATGAGTGCATATTCTTAAATTGTTTTTAGTACAATTTAATCCAATATGGTCAATATGATCAACAACCATTTTATTTTTTACATTTAAAACAAATCTATGTAAATATATAGATTTCCATTTTTTATTAATTTTTACTCTTGCAACAGCATAATTTGTATCGTTTTTATAATTAAGGTGCCAATTATAAATTGAAGCTTTTTTATAATCTTCATCATCAACAACAGCAAACAATCCGCACCCTCTTTTCCCTGCAAGTGGTATTTGTTTCATAAGTCACCCGAATAAAAAATGCACGCCATAGCGCCAATAATCCCAAAAAGGCAAGGAAGATTTTCTACGACGTGCATTTTAATTTTCATGGTTTAATCCTTTTTGAGTTATTGGCATATATTAGAACATTATGCCAAGAAAATTAATTTCACTATTCTGCATTTTTCTTGTTTAGATATTCCTCAAGTTCCCGCACTGTTAATAAGTAGCTACCCTCGGTGCAGTCTACTGTCATTTCTTTGATATTCTTTAAATAAATAACGTTTCCAATGTTCAATATCTCATGAACGTCCGACGCGTGTTTAAGTGCTATTTGTATTCCGGCTATCATATCACTTCCTCCCACTTTTCAAATATCTCTTTGCTAACAATTCCGGCGCCATGGCATGTTTCACATATTCCCTTCATTTTATGTTCTGGATCATTCCCGCAACAAGGACATCCGTTTGCATGACCATCAAGCAACACGCCGCCAACACCATGGCGGAAACCATGATCCGGACTGTGGCAAGTCTCTCTCCCGTCTCCGCCGCAGTCCGGACATTCATAAAGCATTGTCATCATATTCCTCAAAAGTTAAATATCTTTCTTGATAGCTGCAATTATGCGTTTCCACCAAGATAATTGATTAAAGTTGTTTATTCTGATTTTTATTTCTTCGATTTGTTTACTTGCTTGTTCCTTGAATGGTGCCTCAAGTATCTCAGCCAACGCCGGTTCAAGCGCAATAAAATAGTCATTTATATAAAATGGCGCATCAAGCGATTCAAACGGTCTGTTGCTTGTTCGGAATGCACGTCTAACAGGATGTATCGGAATATCTATCTTGTCTACTGTTGCAGAAAGATAATTTTCATCATTATCAATTCTTATCGGATTAATGATTCCGCATTTAACGACATCATCTGCGGTCGAGTATGCCATTTTTTCAGCTTTCAATGTATAAAGTATCACCGGTTTCATTCGTTTGTCTGTCCTTTTAATTTATAAAATTATTTGAAATTGTCAAGCGGTTTCGTCGTCCTCATCCATGCAAACCAACTCGCAATCCTTACTTGTTTCCTCATCACCGAAATCAAGCGAATATTGATTTGTCTCTTCCTGGTCAAAAAGAACCTGCTGAATATTTTTCAATGCCTGATTATAGTAGGTTGTCTTTAGTTCAATCCCAATAGCTTTTCGCCCAAGACTCAAAGCCTCGTAAACCTCCGAACCAACACCCATAAAAGGACTTAAAACAATATCGCCTGGATTTGACCAAAGAACTAAACACCTGTCTATTATATCAAGCTGCAAAGGGCAAACGTGTTTTTCTTCCTCACTTTCTCTTGCTTCTCTGTAAGGTAAAAGTCTACCAGTTCTAATGTCGCTCCAAACCGGCGAAGCGTACCTCCGCCAAATCTGATGACTTAAAAAGTTCTTTTTCTGGTCGCCCGTATAATTTTTAAACTCATTCGCCAATATCTCGGAAATAGGCTCTTCGCCATAGTATTTTTTGAATCCGTGCTTGTGAGAAATAAACTCTAAGTTTTCTCCGCTTTTTCTAAAAACAAGAATATAATCCGGTCCGGCAATCCGCGCCTTGCTTGAATCGTTTACGATTGTTTTGTGCATCAATGATTTCATTCGTGTGCGCCGCGCAATCAGCCAAGGGTCTTTCCAAATAGTTATCCGGCAAAAGAAATTAAAGCCCGCATCTTCATGGAGTCTTATAATATCACCTGGAAAATCCTTTTGATATAAAGAACCTTTTTTCAAATCCATGCAATGAACCGCAGTCAATCGCCCTGGCTTTATAATTCTATGGATCTCGTTTACGATAAATTTATATTGATCTATTCCCTCTTCATATGTCTTACAGTTCGACATATCCCGCGGATCGTTTGAGTATTGATAAAGCTCTGGGAAAGGAGGAGAGTAAACCGAAAACCCGATTGATTCCTTTTTAATTTCCGGCAAAACCTCCATACAATCCGCGTTGTAAACCGCATAATTTTCTGTAATTTCCTGCAATGCTACACCCATGACGGCACCTCTATTTCTTTTGTAAAGTTGTTTATCATCTCTATCTTTTCAGCGTTTCGCATTTCGGCGACCAAAAACTCAAACATATTGTCCGCCTGCTTTTGTTTTTTCTGCAAATTTGCCGTTACCCCGATCTCTCCCTCAGTTGTTATGATATCAATTTTAACCGGTTCTTTTCGACCGAACCTCCAAGACCTTCTAACCGCCTGATAGTATTGCTCAAACGAATGACTTGGAAAAAATGTTTGATGCCCGCAATGTTGCCAGTTCAATCCCCATGCTCCAATTTTAGGCTTTGTTACCAGCACTCTTATTTTGCCATAAGTGAAATCAAGTAACCGTTGCTCTTTATCTTCATCTGTATCTTTTCCCGCAATCTGCACACTTTGAGGAATTATCTTTTCCAGATAATCACCTTCGTCATTATATTGGCACCATACAACAGCCGGCCTATCATGGTCTACAAGTTCAGCAACTTTCTGACATCTTTCTTTTAATGTCATTCTTCGTTCCTGCCTTTGCTCGTTTAGAGTTACCGCCACCTTTTGAAATAATTCACCAGGCAATAAATTATCATGATCAACTGTGTGCTGTTTTATAATTAATTCCGGCAAAATAAAACCATCATCCTCAAAATCATAATCGTGCGGATTTCTTATTGCTCTTGCCCACGAACAAACCCAACGCCAAAAAGGTATTTCAGAATGTGCTTTGAAAAAATACTTTGCCCTGTTCCAGAAATCCCCGTCTTTAAAAAGTGAATGCCTTGCATTATCATCGTTTTTAAAGTAAAGTCCGATCATCTCACTTTGTGTCATTTCGCCTAAAGCCTCGGATGCTGTTCCAAGCTCGATATAATCATTCGGCGCAGCCGTCGCAGTGCATAAAAGCCTATACTGCATTTTAGACAAAAACCGCGTGACTTCTTTTCGACGTTTTCCATCGAATGCTTTTATTGCGCTGCTTTCATCGCAGACAACACCAACAAAATCGTATTGATCAAACTTGTGCAACTGTTCATAATTCGTGACAGTTATTCCCTTGTGCGCCGTACCGTCATGCGACCTCTTGACCTCGATTCCAAACTTTTCCCCTTCCCTTATGGTCTGATAACTAACGGCTAACGGAGTCAAAATCAAAACATTCTTATTCGTTTTCTGTACAATGTTCTCGGCCCACACAAGCTGCATCGGAGTTTTCCCCATTCCGCAATCCGCAAATATTCCGCAGCGTCCTTTTTTAATCGCCCACTCTGTTAAATACTTTTGAAAATCAAACAGGAAATCCGGCATCCACACAGGATCGAACCCATAGCCGTCATTTCCAAGCTGTGATTTTCTGGCTATAAATTCATTGTATTCCATTTTAACAATTCTCCAAATGAATAAAAAACCGGAATGTCGTTTGCAAGTGCAATTTCAACCTCTTTGTCCGCCCCGATACTTTCACCGTCAAGACGTAAAACATAGTCGCAGGATTTTAACCAGACGATATCCTGTTCAAGCCATTCACTGTGCAGGTGCGGATAAACAAAGTGCCAGAAATGAGATAATAGCGGAACATGCGGAGCAAAACCGTATTTCATTAAAGTGTCCGCGGCGTCTATCTGCCTTCGCACATTTTGAGCTACATCGCCTAAAGTATACGGCGATGCAATATAAACCTTTTTCATATTTCCTCCGATTGTTTTTAAAATATATAAAATTATTCTGTACTTGTCAAGGCATTATTCAACTTGACTGAAAACTCCCAATCATCGCCCCGCTTTATAATTATCGGTTCAACAAACTTAATTCCAGATATCAGCAAAGTATCATCGTTTATTAAATAGCCTTGAATGGCAGCTTGACCGCTTGAACCCAACTTTTCAAATTCTGTTATTTTAATAAATGATTCGCATGAATCAATGGTTTTCGTTTTCATCGCTTCCACCTATCAATCAATATTTAAGTTCAAATTCTTTTATCGTTTTAATTCTTCTTATCAGTCGCAATTTTAATTTGTTGCTTTGTTTTTGTTGACGAATATAATATAATGCACTTTCTTTTTCATCGAACGGAATGTTATCATACCATTCATTTTTTAATTCATTAAAACACTGTACAAAATATTCGCTTTTTTGTTTTGAATATATACAATCCGTCATCGTTTCCATCCTCTTTTAAGCGGTTCAAAACAAGCCTTTTTATCGCTTTCAATTATCCGCAAAATGTCGCCAATGTGCTTTTTATAAAGTTCCTGCACAGCCGGCCAGTCTACGTTTCCGCAGTACCATGCGTTATCGTCATCAAGCTCCGCCGGCCTGAATGTCACTGTTCGCAGTTTTTTGATATCTTTTAGAAAGCCTTTCCAGTCACCTTTGAAGTCGTTAGTTTCAAGGATGAAGTACTTTCCAATATTTTTGTTATTCATTGTTTTCATTACTTTAAAGCCTCTTTATATATTTCATAAACGCCCGGGCCGACTTTATCTGCTTTTAATTTTCTTACGTTTCCTCTAAAAATAATATGATCTTCATCATTCAAAAGCATTTCGTGCCAAGTTTTAGTCGTAACCCTTTGTCGAAATTCTTCAAAAACCCACATGCTGTTACGTATTTTTTCCATTTTAATTCTCCAGTTTTAAAAGTTCCGGCGGGGTGTTTGCATTTTCACCGGCACACACGTGTCTAACGTGTCGCTCTCCTTATGCCGCGGCTATTTACCGCCACGCCGGAACCAGTTTATTCGTCCTCATGTAAAGTAGGATAAATTTCTTTATCGTACTCTTTCTTGTTCTTTTTTGCCTGCTTTTCGGTACTGCCATAAATCACTGTATCGTCTTTATCGGACTCGGTTGTATATCCATACTTTTCACCGTCGCCGCCAACTTCTTTGACATCGTCTCCGCCACAGTCACCCGCAAAGTTAAGAGCAAAAAGCAACAAAGTCAAGAGAATTAATTTCAGTTTCATTGTTTACCTCGCTAAATATTCAAAAACATGAAACACTAATACTCCGTTCATTAATTGAAATGTACCGATATAATACCATCAAAATCATCTTGAATGATATGCCCTGTGCCATAAATACGAAAAGTTCTTTTTTCTTTTTCTGCGTCCGGATCAACAAGAACCCATAATTGCGGTTCATTGTTTTGAACTTGAACTGACAAAACCACTGCGTCTTTTGGCATTTCAAATTCTGAATCATCCGGCGATAAAGTATATTTCCATATTGTTTTCATCATTCACCCCAATTCATTTTATTAGGTTCTTTTTTGTTCAAGTTAGATATAACCCAGGCGGCTAGAAAGCCCACAAGATATGCTATTATTGCTACAATCCAAATCATTCGTCGCCTCCGCTTTCCCGTGAAAATTCGTCAAAGATCAATTCTTTGCCTCCACAAATAGGAAGTAAATTATTATTGATTTCAATTTCACCGAACAGCGGGCACCATTCACCGCAATTCGCCTGAATATTTATGTTATTTGCAAACGGGCAATATTGATCAAGGTATCGGCCGCCCTCTCTTTGAATTTTAAGCCAACCCCTTACGTCTATTTTACCGTTCATTGCTTCACCGCAGCTTTCAATTTTGCAATCGCCAAGAACCGCATTGTCCGCGGAATAGAATTAAACATCTTTTTTAACTTCCTATAAATTCTTCGGCTTGAGTCTTTGGTATATTTCCGCGTGTAAAGATCAACCAGTTTAAATTGATTTTTTGTTTCTAAATCTTCAACTTTGATTTTGCCGGTTACTGTGTCCGTAACGGTAGATTTCCCTTTAGATATTTTAGCCGCAAGTTTACGCAGCCTTATAGATTGCTTTTTGTTCATTGCTTTGCTCCGTTAAATTATTTTAGAAAGGCAGCCCGTCTAATTCTTCGTCGCTGTTCGGGTTTTCCGTTGGCGGTTCCGGCTGTGCAGCCGCCTCACTTTTGCCGTCCATCATTTGAAAAGAATCAGCCACGACCTCGGTAGCATAGTGCTTAACGCCGTCCTTTTCCCAAGTCCGCGTCTTTAACTTTCCCTCGATCAATACCCGTGAACCCTTCGCCAAAAACTTTGCAGCGTTTTCGGCTTGCTTGCCCCAAAGTACTACACGACTCCATTCTGTTTCATCTACATACTTTCCATCCGCGCCTTTGTAGCTGGTGTTCGTGGCGATGCTTAAAGTGCAAACGGCTGTTCCGTTCTGTAGAAATTTTTGCTCAGGTGCTTGGCCAAGTCGGCCAATTAATTGCACCTTGTTCAAAGTTCCATGACTATCATATCCCATAGCATTCCTTCCTTTCTTCTTTCCACGTTATATTTTTAATAATTGGATATATTGTTCCGACATGAACACCAAACATATTCGCAAGCATTTTATATGATAAATTATATCTTTTTTTTAAAAATCTGATCTCATCAACATCATTCCATGTTAGTTTATGTCCGTAATGCTTTTCGCACGTTAACGCTGTTCCATGTTTAAGTTTATCTTTGAAGTTTCCGCTCCTTGTATCCCAGCGTAAATTATCAAGTCTATTATCTGTTTTAACGCCATTATTATGACAAGCGTCAAGGCGCGACATAGGCATGCCGACAAAAGCCGTCAATACTAAACGATGAACCTTAAATTTTTTGTTTGGCAAACCTACCACATAATATCCATCGCCATTTTTTATTTTTTTTAGTTCTTTTTCTTTATATTTTCTAGTTCTTTTTACTGTCACTCCATTTTTAAAATTCATAAAATCATTTATTGAACAGTTAATTTTTTTTACATTCCCATAATTACTTACTTGATAATTTTCATATCCCGGGACATTTTTCCAAATCTCTTGATTCTCCGTTTCTGATTTTGTCTCTAAAGTATTCATCTGTGAATCCTTTCTCGATGCACCAATTTATAAAATCGCTTCTGTATGACTTGATTTTATTCCAAACAGCCATATTTTTATTGCGAATATAAATTGTAGTTTGATTCTCGTTTGACATAATTTCACCTATATTGTTATAACAATACTTTATATTATTTATTCCAAGTTGTTCTATTTATTCTGTCAAATCCCATTGTTTTCCTCGCTTTCTTTTAAATACTTTTCCATTTCAGGGTGCTTTACTACCGTATCATTGCTGTCAATTTTCCCGCACAAAGCGCATGGAACGCCGCGCATAAACGGTGTATTGTTCGCGCCCCAAATTTCAACAAGCGGTTTAATTTCTCCGCTGTTTACTTTTTTCGCCACACATTCATAACAGAAATAGCTCATTTTGATTTCTCGCTTTCCCTTAATTTTCAATACTGTTTAGCAGCTTTTCGGTTTTTTCGGTCAATTTGTTTATTTTGTTTAACAAGATGCTTTCTTCGCTTAACCACGAACAACTTACAACTTGATTGATCAATAATTTCCCGTTGATATTATATTCGCATAAGTCTATGCAATCAACGTGGTATTGATTAGCTTGAAACGTTAGTTTGCTTTCCTCGCTGTTCGTCCCCCAAATTGGAATCAAGCAAACCGGTTTATCATCGCTTTTCCCGCAAATAGGACAAACGAAATTAACCATGTTGGGATGATCAAATATTCTCATTGTTTTCCTCCGTTGAACTTACGAGGATTACTCGTAAGTTCGTTTTTACCGCTCCATTCAATCGGCACGTATTCGCCGTATTCTTCATTGATTTTGTTTTGAAAAAAGTCTCTCATGCGAGGAATGAACTCGCTTGTTTCCTTTTTACTCAAACCGCTCAAGGTGCGGAATATCTGCTTTCCACGTTTTTCTATCAGCCAAACATCTGCAAATAATTCAGACTTCAAAAGCCAGTAGTAGCAAGTCTCTTTCGTTGTATGAAGATATCCGGCTGCAATGGTCAAGTCTCTGAAAATCAAACCAAGCTGTTTAAGCGATTTTGATCTTGGCAAATCAACCAGTATTCCACCGCCGAACCGATCCGGCGAACCGAACTCATCAAGAAACGCTTCACGATCTTCACCGTTACCGATTGACTCAAAAAATAGTTTTGCATCACAAAGCAAGCGCATTTTGAAGCTTTCTATTTAAATCTGCGTTCTCTCTAATCAAGTCCGCGTTTTCTTCTTTTAGCACTTCAACCTCAAGACGAAGCCGTTCATTTTGACCATTAATGTCTTGATTCTCGAATTGCAAGTCTTTGATTTTATCACCAAGTCGATCATAACAAACTTCGCAATAAATATTAAAATTTTTGTAAGTGTCTCTCCCGCATTCGTCACATTCTATGCAAACACTCATTTTCAATCCTCCTTTAGATTCTTGATTCGCGAATTGCAATTAACCGGCGCAAGATTCCGAGAAATCCCGCACCGATTGGTTATTTCTCCTGAATTTTATCAACGACCTGGATTTCCAGTGCCATCAACATTTTATTAAATTCATTCACCGCACTTTCAAGCATGCGAATATAAACATCATCGCGTTCAATCTGTATTTTGAAATGCTTAAATTTCGGATGATATCCGAGCAAGTCCCACCATTGGCGTCCAGTCACCCAAAGGGAACCCTGCACCTGGGGAATAAACTTTGTCGGAATAATACCATCAAGCAACATCTCAAAATGATTTGTTGCTTTCAGGCATTTTATCTCAAGTCCGCCGTCATCGCCGATTAATCCGTCCGGCGAACATCCGACAGCTTTTGATTCGTCAAGGTACACAAAACCGACTTGCTTCACAGTTAAGTCATAAACAAGTTCGTAAAACATCCGCGCCTCTGTTTCGACTACGTGGCCGCGCTCGGTCCATTGATTACCTTGAAATTTGTCAACATCTTCACCGCCGTACTTTTCGGCAATCAATTCAAGTGCGTACATCCGCGCCTGCGTTGACTGCTTTCCTGTCGGTGTTAAAATTCTATCAAAGTTTGATGCTGTTGGAATCCCAACCCGCAAGGCAAACCATTCCGGCGTATTCTGTTCTACATTATCAATTATGATAGCCATTACTTTTTACCCTTGTTTTCCTTGCGTTCTTTCAATAGGCGGATTGCTTTCGCATAGTCAGTATAAGGCATCTTCTCAAGTGATTCAACTTTCATGTATTTGAGAAATTCAACCTTGTTAGCACCGGATTCATCAATCCATTCCTGCACTGACTTAATTTCGTCATCCGATAAATAAATAATGTAGGCACCTTTTCCGTCATCATCTTTTTCAAGCGGTGCAAGTCCTGTAATGGAAAAAAGTGTATAGCGTTGTAAATAAGTGTTCGCGCTTCCTATCGCCTGAATTGCATTCTTGCCGCCTGAAGTATCGGCTCCGCTTGTCAGTGACGTTTCCTCGGAATGACCGTCTTTGTGGGTGACGATACAAGTGACCGTCACTTTCCCTTCCGGCGTTTGAGACTGTTTCCAGTTCGCAAATAATCCAAAGTTCGACAAAGCCTTCGTTATTTCGCTTACCGCATTTCCAAGAGAAGCATGAGTATATTCAATCGTATTGCTGCCTGACTGATAGCTCACAAGCATGTCCTTGTAAACCTGCGGCGGATTCTCTTTGAACTTTGACATCGCCGAAACCCATGCCTTTTTCGCCTCATTCGCCTGCCACCGTTCCTGCAATTCCATCAACTTGGTTAACTTCTCAATGTCCAAGTCTTTTTGAATTGCCAATGCAAGTAAACCGTTCGGCGTTGTGTCTCTCGCAAGAACGATTTGATCGTTTTTTATTTCTTGCACTTCAATCACGTTTTCCACGTTTCCTCCGTTTTCTTTATTTCTCGACCGCGTCTGGTACATTACCGGCGTTCACCTGGTCAACCGCCCAAGACAGCAATTCACTCGCCCACTGGTTGATCTTCTTCTGTCGCCTCTTGGCAGCCTCCACCAGCTTTTGATGAACACTTTCAGAAATTTGAAGTCCTTTACTCATTTTGTGCCTCCGTTAAATTGTTTTAAAAAGATAACTAATAAAATTTAAAAAAGCAATAGAAATTATTCCAGCTCAAAAGCTGACTCGAATGAGATGGTAGTATTCGGCATTGTGGAAAATACATTTATCGCCTCGACAATGCCAACCGGCGCGTAAATGTTAAAACGCTCATTGACAACGTAAAAATTACCAATGATATTACGTTTTAAAAACAGCTCTCCATCATAAGCGACCGGATAAAGTTTTCCGTTTTTCATTTCATTCCTCACTTTCAAAATATCCTTCAAAGCCAAGTTGATTAAACAGCGGAGTTAATTCCATTTCAAGCGCGTCGATGTTTTCTTCCTGAAAATAAAAATCCAATCCTTCGCGTTCGGCGTAAAATTCAGAACAAGTCAGCCAGCGGTCAAGCCTTTCGGCTTCGCTGAATTTGTTTATTCTATAAATCAAGTACATTTTTTTCCTCACTTTGTTTGTTATTCGCCAAGATAAGATACAAATTCATCGTTTTCGTCATAAGCGGCAACTTTAGCAAGGCCATTTTCAAGGTCGATAACTTCGTAAGTCCAATCGTCATCGGCCTCATCATTCATCTTTTCGGCAAGTTTAATCGCCGCTTCGAGTTCGTAAAAAGTAGTTCCAATAACCATCGGC